GGAGGATGAACCCAGCCGGGCGCTGTTGTTCTCTTGGCACCTGAAGGACTCCATCATCCCCAGCCTTCGGCAGAAGGGGTTTCAGGGGATGTTCATCACGCCGCTTCCGGAACTGGAGTACGCGTGAGCGACGACTGGGGCGGGATGCGGGACGACATCTTGGACGCGATGGGCGTCATGTTCCGCAACGGCTGGCGAGGGGCGTTGGAAACAGCCGGGGAACCGTTGAACTATGAAGACGAGATGCAGGCCCAATGGCTTGAACTTGAGACGGTGTGGAAGGTCCAGGCCGATTTGCTCATCAAACGGATGGGTGGCTGAATGATCAAGGTTTGGCGCGGGCTGAAGGCGTGGTTCATTGAGACCTTGAACGATCCGATGGCTTGGTTGTTCATGGGGTATGTCATCGTGATGGTTGCCATCGACCAGTACAGCCATACCGCAAGCTGGATATGGACGGGTGTGTGCGTCATGGCCTGTGGTGTCGTTGGCATAGTCGAGAAACGGCGTCCATGAGCGATGTGTGGGTCAAGTTCAGCCGGGAGGAACTGGACGAACTCCTGTCGCCCCACACGATCCTGTTCGCCCCCCCTCGAGACAAGGTGAGACGCCAAGTGGGTGACAAGCTTTCGATGGCCAGCCAAGAGGTCCACGACGTCCTCGGCGATTCGTTCGTGGACGACCGCGGCAAGATCCAAGACCTCATCACAGGACCTATCGACTCGGTGACGATGATTCGGACGGTCCAGGGAGCGGTCCGTGGCAACCATTTTCACGACAAGACGATCCAGTGGACCTACATCCTGTCGGGGTGTTTGCAGGTTTCGCATGCCGGCCAGGAGCGGATTGCGTTGGCTGGGGAGATGGTGGTTGAGGAGCCGGGTGTGCCGCATGCTTGGAAGGCTGTGGCGGACACGGTGTGCTTGGTGTTCACGCGGGGGCCGAGGTCGGGGACGGGCTATGAGGACGACACGACGAGGCTTGACGAGCCGCTTCTGTCGTGAGCACGTGAACATCCCGAGGCGCTGGGGCGAACCCGTCGCATAATGGTCTCCGTCCTGTTCCCCACCACCGGCCGTCCTGAGCGTGCCCGCAACTGTTTGAAAGGACTTCGTGACTCCGTCGGAAACCACCCCATCGAGGTTGTGGCGGCAGTTGACGCAGACCGTGAGACGGAATCTGCGATCAGGCGTTACACCGACAAGATCCTTTGGTCCGACACCTACCGGGGTTCGTCGAACGCCTGGAACGCCTGTCTCGCCCAGGCGAAGGGGGACCCGGTCGTCCTTGCTGCGGACGACCTTGTCTTTGAGTTCGGCTGGTTGGACAGGGCGCTCGAAGAACTCGCCGAGTTCGACGATGGTTGGGGTCTCGTCGGGTTCAACGACGGCCACTGGAACGGGGACCTTTCGACCCACTACCTGATGTCCCGCCGGTTCATCGTCGAGGTGTTGGGCGGGGTGGTGGCGTGGCCCGAGTACAAGCATTCGTTCATTGATGTCGAAACGTGCGACCGGGCGAAGGCCGCAGGCCGGTACCGGTGGTGTGCCAAAGCCCATGTGCGCCATGAGCATTGGACGTGGGGCACCAGGCAACGGGACGACACCGACACCCGCCGGCTTGGCGACCACGCCGAGTCCGCACGGGTGTACCGGGAACGGGCGGCTGCGGGGTTTCCGAACACGACGGAGGCGGTGATCCATGCCAGCTAAGTTGACCTCAAGGTTTCCGCAAATCGCTGCGGAACTCCCGGTGCGGATGGACATCGCCACCAAGCTGGGTGCTGAAACGATCGAACGGGCGGCAAAGGAACGTGTGCCCGTAGCGTCCGGGACGCTCAGGGACGCGATCCACACGGACCGTAAGAAGGTGGCGGAGTACGAGGTGCGTGCCGGCAACACCGAGGCGTTCTACGGCCACATGGTCGAACACGGCACGTCCCACTCCCCGCCCCACCCGTTTTTGGTGCCTGCGCTCGAGGAGGAGCGGGAGCAGGTGCAGGTCATTGCGCGTATCGAGCTCGGGAAGCTGTGAACCCGACCGGTATCCGCAGGGCTTTGTACGGGGTGTTGGCGGGCGACTCGACGTTGCACAACCTGCTGTCCACCCCCCCGAACGGCTACGCCCACTCCATCTTCTACGGCTACGCCCCCGACGCGGCGCACTACCCGTTTGTGGTGTTCAACAAGCAGGCCGGGGTTCCCACCTACGCGAACGTTTCTAAGCCCGCCTACGAGTCGGACGTGTGGATGGTCAAAGCGGTCGACCGCAACTCCACAGCGGACCCCGCAGAGGCTGTGGCGACCCGTGTGGACACTCTCCTGCAGGACGCGAACCTTTCGATAGCCGGCGGCGACACGGTCATGTGGCTGAGGCGCCAATCAGACGTCAGCTATCACGAAACTGCCGACGGGGTGACGTACGTGCATTCCGGCGGTTTGTACAGGCTGGTTTTCCAACCGGCCTAGCCACCCGAACCGGGTGCCCCCTCCGGGGGTCAGCCCATGTCAAGCCCGAACCCGCCAGGGCGGGTGAACACAACAGAAGGAGCAGCTGGTGGCTAAGTACGTCCAGAAGGACGGTGTGCTCACCGTCAACGGTGTCGACCTTTCCTCCCACGCGTCGGCTGTGTCGGTGACGTCGGAGAAGGAGCGGGTCGACGTGACGGGCCAGACGACCGCCGGTTACCGCGAGGAGACCGACGGGTTCGCGACTGCCGAGGTGACGGTGACGTTCTTCGCCGACTCGGCGGCCGGCAAGACGATCGAGACGCTGTACCCGCTGTACACGGCGGGGTCGATCCATCCGGTGCTGTGGAAGCCGGAGCGCAACGGCACGATCGTGTGGCATCTCGACCAGGCGAAACTCTACAACTTCTCCCCTTCGGGCGGAGGGGTCGGCGACGCCGCCAGCTTCGAGGCGACGTTCTCGAACGCCGGCACGCTGGGTCTCACCAAGGGCACCGTTTAGGCGCCCACATAGAAAACCACCCGACTGGCAGTCAGCCCTTGGATGGGTGCTGTCGAGAGGAGGTGACCGCCTATGTCGCGGTCAGCTAAGGATGCCTGGCTTTCGGGCCAGGGCGATCTCAGGGAGGACGACGTGGTCGTGGACTTCCCCAACAAGGGGGACACGGTCAGGGTGCGGGCGTTGCCTGCACGGTTTTCTGCCGAGGTGCAGTCGCAGATGAAGGTGCAGACGGAGGGCCGGGAACAGATCGCACGTATTGACGTGGCGGAGATGGAACGTCTCCAGTTCGCCCACGGTGTGATCGACCCGGTGTTCACCGTGGAGGAAGCGGGGCTGGCTCAGCAGACGATGGGGCCGGCGTTCCGTATGGTCGTTAACCGCATCGACGAGCTTTCCGGTTTGGACAAGGAGGCCATTGAGAAGGTTGAGCAGCGGTTTCCGGATAGCCGAAAGGCACCGGTCGACAATGGACGCGGAGAACTGGGAGCCGCTGTGGGAGATACCGCCGGAGCGGGCGGTTGACCCCATGTTCGAAGCCCAGCTGTGTATCAAGCTGGGCATCACCCGCGCCGAACTCCACCATGGCCGGGGGGCGCTGATGCCGTTGGAGGAACTGACGGTGTTCTGGCCCGCCTATTTCGCCACCGAAGCACGTATCGAGGCGGAACGCCAACGGGAGATAGAGCGGGAGCAGGAACGGCAGAGGAGGCGGATCCACTAGATGCAACCGGCCGCCATCCTGTCGGTGCTTGTGACGGCGAATACCGCACAAGCGTCCCGCTCGATGTTGAAGTTCAACGCCACGATGAAGGCGACCGAAGGGTCGTCCAACAAGGCGTTGGGTGCGGTCAACACGTTCGCTAAGGGTGCCGCCATCGGTGTTGGCGGCGCCCTTGCCTACAGCGTGAAGAAGGCTGCGGATTTCGAGTCGCAGCTGGCTTCGTTGGGGGCTGTGACGGACGCGAACCGGCGGCAGATGAAGGCGTTCCAGAAGCAGGCGTTGGACGCTGGCGCAGCAACGAAGTTCTCGGCGCTAGACGCCGCACAAGCACAGACAGAACTTGCCAAGGGCGGGCTGTCCGTTCGCAACATCCTCCGTGGAGGGTTGCGGTCGGCGCTCGCCCTTGCTGCTGCTGGGGAGCTCGACCTCGGCCAAGCCGCTAGCACGACAGCGAACGCGATGAATCTGTTCGGCATCCGCGGCAACCAGTCGATCAAGGTTGCGGACGCGTTGGCGAAGGCTGCGAACGCCACCACCGCAGATGTGGGCGATTTCGCGATGGCGCTTACCCAGGGCGGCGGGGTTGCGAAACAGGCTGGTCTGTCGTTCACGGAGACGGTGTTGGCGCTCGAGGCGTTGGCGAAGGCTGGGGTCAAGAATTCCGACGCTGGCACGTCGTTGAAAACATCGCTGATCCAGCTTCTGTCGCCTACCGAGAAGCAGCAGAAAACGATGTCCCGGTTGAACCTTGACTTCACGGACGCGGCGGGGAATTTCAAGAACCTGTCCGACATCTCCACGATGTTGCAGACCAAGACCAAGAACCTGACCCGCGAACAGAGGTTGGCGGCGTTCGCCACCATCGCTGGTACAGATGGTGTTCGTACGCTGACGGCGCTTTATGACGCTGGGGCGCCGAGGCTCGACCGTTGGCGGAAGGGGTTGCAACAGTCCGGTACCGCGGCTGACGTGGCGGCTAAGAAGCAGGACACTCTGAAGGGCAAGTTGGAGAACCTGCGGGGGTCTGTCGAAACCATCGCCATCAGTTTCGGGTCCAAGCTGATTCCTGGGTTGACGGACGCGGCGGAGAAGATCACCGACATTCTCAACGACAAGAAGTTGACGACCGGCCAGAAGTTCGACCGGTTGGCGGACATGCTGACCGAAGCGGTGTCGAAGGGGTTGAACAAGGCCGTCCAGCTGGCTGGTGAGTTCGGCCCGAAGGCTGCGGGGGCGTTCGCAAGGTCTTGGTTCAACGCCCCGATCTGGACGAAGTTGGCGGTCGGCGGGTTCCTGTTCGCCAAGCTCGGTGGGTTCCGGGCGTTCTTCAAGGTTGGAGCTTCGGCCGGTGCGGCGATGGGCGCAGGTATGGCCGAGGGTGCTGCCGCCACGGTGGCCGGTGGTGGGGCAGGAGCGGCCGCTGGAGCGGCGGGGGGTGGATTGCTCGGCAAGATGCGCGGCAAACTGTTGCCGTTGGCCAAGCGCGGGGCGCTCATCGGCGTCGGTGCTTTCCTTGCCGACACGGTCATCTCCGAGTTTGGCCGACAGTCTCAGCGCCGCGGTCCCGACATGTTCAAGGCGCTCGAGGCCGAGGCCAAGGGGTTCGATCCCGCTGGTGTGACATCGCTGGCCAAGAAGATTTTCACGGCGGGTCCGTTGCCGGGCGACCAGTTCTCCGACGCCCAGAAGGCAGCCAAGGCACTGATCCCGGCGTTGCAGGGGATCTCCAACGCGTCGTCCAAGATCAGTTCGGCCAAGGCGAGGGAATTGCGAGAGCAGATCGCCAAGCTGGAGGGGATCGCGCCCGGTGTCCGCAAGGCGATGAACAGCCTCGTCGGCAACGCCGAGGACCGCATGCTCAAGCTAATAACGGCGACGAACCATGTACGCCGGTCCATCGGCCTGCTTCGCGACGGTCTGGTGTTCAACGTCCGCGACATGCGTAAGGAGGTTGGAAGCAACTTCAATCGCATCGTCAAGGACATCGGGGCTGACACAGAACGCGGTAGGAACCTGTTGGCCCAGAACTTCGGTGCCGGGTTGAAGTCGATCAAACGGTTCGTCCGTGAGGGCAAGATCTCGACTGCGGAGGGGATGCGGGAGATCGCCCGGCTGATGGAGAACCAGTCGGGCAAGGGTGCGGCTGGGGTGCGGCGCAACATGGATGCGGTCCGCAAGACCATCGTCGGGACGCTCGCCCGGGCCACGGACGTCACCGCTTCTGGTCTCAACAAGCTGCGGTCGTTGTTCGTCACTGAGCTCCGGTTGTATGGCATCTCGCCGAAGCAGGCGTTGGCTGGTGCGAATGTTCGTACTGGCGAGGTACGCGGCGGTCATCGTCGCCAGGACTTTGCCCGCGGAGGCCCGATCAACCAGGGCAAGCCGTCTGGCGATTCGGTGCCGGCGATGCTCGAACGTGGCGAATATGTGTTGAACCGCAACGCGGTCAAGGCGGTGGGCAGGGACACGTTGGATGCGGTCAACTTCAAGGCGGCGAAACGGTTCCAAGCGGGTGGTGTCGCCGGAATGGTTGGGGCTGCAAATCGGCTCGACAAGGCCCAGTTCCCCTATCTATGGGGTGGAGGACACCAGGGAAGTCCCGCTCCGTTTGGGCCGATGGACTGTTCCGGCGCCGTGTCTTATGTGCTTCAGCACGGCGGGGTGAAGATCCCGACGATGGTGTCGGGTGCGTTGGCTGGCGCGGGCCAGCCAGGCCCTGGCAAGGTGACGGTGTTTGCCAACAACGAGCACACGTTCATGCGGATCGGCAACCGTTACTTCGGAACCTCTGGTTCTAACCCTGGTGGTGGTGCGGGCTGGTTCCCCGACCCCGGCCAGTCGTACAAGTCGCGGTTCGCCCAGAGGCATTTCGCGGCGAAGGGCGACGCGATGGGGATGGGCAACGTCGGCCGTGTGCTGGTCGAGGGGCGCGACTCGGCGCTCAAGAGCATCGTGCAGGGGTCGTTGGACGCTACCCGGGCGGGTGCGAACAAGCGCCTTCAGCGAGCAGCCGCGATGAGCATCGGTTCGGGCGACGCTGGCGACCCTGGCCCGCTTGGCCTTGGTGGCACCCCCGCGAAGAACCTGCGGTTGGGTAGACAGATGGCCGTCTCCTACGGGTGGGTGAAAGACCAGTGGAACGCCCTGAAGGAGTTGTGGAACCGTGAGTCGGGGTGGTCGAACACGGCCCGCAATCCGTCGTCTGGTGCGTTCGGCATCCCGCAGGCGTTGCCGCCGACGAAGATGCCGAAGCTTGCCCAGGAGGGCGACGCCCGTTCCCAGATTGCGTGGGGGTTGCAGTACATCAAGGGCCGGTACGGCAACCCGGGTGCGGCGCTGGCTTGGCACGACTCCCACAACTGGTACGCGAAGGGCGGACCTGTTGGCTACACGGGCGACTCGCTTGGTGTGGGTACGGAACCGAAGCTGAAGGGTTTGTTGGACCGTGCGGTGCATGGCAACTCAAAGGTTGGTCGTGCCTCGAGCGCTGGCCTCGGGATTTTGAGGGAGCAGGCGAAACACAACGCCCAGCTGGTGTTCGATCTCGGAACCAACGACGGGTCGGCGGGATCCACTCGTTCGTCGCTGAGTGCTGCGGCGAGGTTGAAGAAGCCATTGCACTATTTCACCGTCAAGGGGCCGGAGGCCGAGGCGAAGAATCGGATGTTCAAGGGGTTCAAGGGCGGCGACGGCCACCTAGTCGACTGGGCGCGGGTGGCTGGACAGTACACCGGCGGCGATTCGCAGGGGATCCATCCCAACGCCGCTGGTTATGCGAAGCGAGCCCAGATGTTGGCTGCGTCTATCCGTCGGGCGACAAAGGACGAGAAGCAGACGGGCAGGGACAAGGCGAAGGCGTTGAAGCCGTTCAAGGGTTCCCTTGGCCGGGTGTTGAACAAGACGATCAAGGCGCTCCGCCACGGCAACGCCAAGGTTCGCGGCACCCGTTTGAAGCAGTTCGCCCGCAAGGTCAACCGCACAGGCAGCCTCCCGAAGAAACTGACCGACCAGCTGTCGTTCTTCTCTGCCGCTGCAGAGAACGCGGGTGTCAATGCCGACCGCGCCGACCGCGCCGGCCAGTTGAACATCGACAACGACGACGAGACCACCACTCTCGGCACCTTCCAAGGCAAGGACCAGGGCGGCTGGCTCAACCAGCAGCTGTCGGCGCTGCTTGCGTGGCGCAACAAGATCATCGACGCGGTGAAGATCGTGGAGGAGCGCCGCAAAACGATGCGGAAGCTGCTCGAGAAGGCGCGGGCACGGTTGAAGAAGGTGTCGGCCGACATCAAGTCGGTGACGAAGTTCCAGAACAAGCGTCGCGACCAGTTGAAGGAGCTTCGCAAGCACCCGAAGCAGAACAAGGACAAGATCGCCCAGCTTCGCAAGGTGATTATGACGGTGGAGTCGTGGCTGACGGGGCGTGGTCGGGAGCAGACGGGGTTGAAGAAGATCATCCCGACGATCCGCAACAAGCTGACGGGCGACAATGGTTTGAACACGGTGTACGACCAGTTGACGGGCGAGGAGGGGCTGGTCGGTGTTCAGGGGCCGGGCGGCCCGATGGGCAAGATCAAGGGTGTCCCGCCGTTGGGTCAGCTTGGCGGCACGATCTTCGATGTGCAGTTGGCGTTGCGTGATTTGAACACGAAGGGCACCGGTTCGGTGGCGGACGCCCCGGTTACCGACGACACCCAGGTCGAACTGTTGAAACAGCTATTGCGTGAGGCGAACCTGCGGACCCAGGTGTCGGAACGCCAGTTCGCCACGCTCCGCAACTTCGACGCCACGTCGGGGGCACCGTTCCTCGGTGCGTTCGCCAAGGGTGGCGTTGCGCTGGTGGGGGAGCGTGGCCCGGAGTTGGCCCATCTGCCGAACGGCACACGCATCCACAGCGCGGATGACACCCGCCAGATGCTCCAGCCGGCAAGCCCGGAGGTCAACGTGCGCGTCAACGTCGCTCCCGGCATGGATTGGCTCAAGCAGTTCATCTCGGTGGAGGTTGAGGGCCAGACACGCCGTCAGTCGCGTCGTGCGAACCGTGGGCTGCCCGGAAGGGGCGGAGGGGTCTAGGTCCTGCGATTCCGGTTCTGTGTGTAGATGTCCGCCCAGCGACAATTGTCCGGTTCGTAATGGCCGCTGCCGTCGATGCGATCCAGCGTCATCCCAGCAGGCCGTTCGCCCATGTCCGCAAGGAAGTTCTCGAACGACTTCCAGCGGTCGCAGACCGTGATCCCGAACCGACCGTATGCGGCGAATTTGTGGTGCTTCGGGTTGGTGCAACGTTGCCACATGCCCTGCCAACTCTTGTAGGTCCGAGACTTCGACAGGTTGTGGGTACGCATCCGTTGGCTGACCTCTTCGCGACGTAGGCACCCACAAGAGCGCGTATGGCCACGCCGAAGGGGAGCTGCTGGCACCGTGGTGGTATCGCCGCAGTCACAACGGCACAAGAACAGCGGCTGGTTTCGACTGTTGCGACCCGACTCTGTGAGTACCGTGAGTCGACCGTATCGGTCGCCAGGGTTGACCAATCGTGGACGACCACCCTTTGGTGCGATCAGAGGATCGCCGTGCTTGCGCCACCGTTTGTAATGCTTGTCGCAGTAGCCCTTTGACTCGGCGTTTCGGTCGCAGTCCTCAACAAGGCAGGTGCCCATGAACGCAGCATACATGGCAGACCGGCGATATGCCTGAGACTGTGATCTTGGATCCAGTTGAGGTGGCGACTGGGCGTACTCAGTTGGACATTTCGCATGTCATCGACGCCGAGGGCGCGGACTATGGCGACGCAGAGATCGCCCAGTACCTCGCTGACCAGGCCCGAGGCTCCACCCCGGTCGATTTCAGGGTGCCGAACCGGCAGATTGTGTTGCCGTTGAACCTTCGGTTGGTGGGCGGGGTGTCGCACGACACGATGCGTTCGAACTTGCAGAAGAAGGTGGCGCGGATACAGCAGGAGGGCGGCTGGATCCGCAGGACCACCACTTCGGGCACTTTGTTCGCCGATGTGGTGAACGCTTCGTTGTCGTTCGGTGGGAGTTGGATGCAGTCTCGGGTCAACAACCGTGTCGACACCGAAGCGGAGCTCCGTCTGGAGTGCATCCCGGATTGGTATGGGCCGGAGGTCACTTTGCCAGTCAGAACCTCGGTGGACCAGTCCGAACTGATCTGGACCGAAACCGGCATTTTGGGTGATTGGCCGGGACGTGTCCGGATTGTTGTTGACGAATCGGAGGGGCAGGCGCAACAGGGGTTGTTGTGGGGTGTTCGGTCCCGTCACTACTCCTCTTCGACTACTGCCCAGTTGCGTTATGCGGCGTCGTCGTGCACCCCGTTGGACACTGCCGCCATCGCTGGGGAGACGATCGCCCACTCGTCGTTGGCGACGAACTGGACGCCGTTGATGTCGACAGATCAGTCGGGCGGGGTTGCGTTGACCCACACTGGTACCTACAGGGTGGTGGCTCGGCTGTCGTCCGCCACCATTATCGGGTCCACTCCGCCGCCGTTGGGGTTCAGGTTATTGTGGGATGTCGGCGACTTTTCGTTGCCGACCGAGAACCCTCCGGTGTCGGTGCCGCAGGACGGCAGCTTTTATATCCGTGACCTTGGCGAAGTCCGATTGGACCGTACACCGTCGGGGACACACAGGTGGCGTGGTGTGGTACAGGCCCGTGGCCCGGCTGGCGGCGAGTTTGGCCGTATACACAGATTCTGGTTCGTCCCCGTCGACGAGGGCGCCGGCAAGTTGCGTGCCCCGTTGAACGTAGACCCTGGGCTGAGCACCTACACCGCCCGCGACGAGTTCAACCAGACCGCGTTCAACGCAGGGGTGTTGACCGGCAAAAGCCTGCCTGTCGGCGGGGTGTGGCAGGGGGACGGCGACACCGACGACGTGACTGTGAACGCTGGTGTCCATATCGCCACCAGACCGGCCGTGTCCGACCCGGGGGTGTACGGCGGCCGGTTCATGACAGCAGGCATTACCAACTACACCGCCACGGTTGTCCAAGTCGATTTCTTTCGCGGCTCCTACAGCGGCCAGAACGGCATCTCCGGTGTTTTGGCGAGGTACCTGTCGCCCACCCAGTTCTTGGTGGCGGGAGCGACGGGAACGGCCCCGGACACATCGGCGTTCGCGGCGTTCGCGAACGGCACCGCTACCACCTTGGGCGCCAAAAAGTTGGTGTTCCGCGATGCCCAGTGGTACACGGTCCGGTTGTTCGTCGACACGGCGGGCCGGTACGTGGTGTGGCTGTATCCGCAGGGCGGCACCCCCGGCCAGCCCGTCCTGTCGGGGGTCGATCCTGTATTGGCGACGGGGGGAGCGTTGCAAACGGGCCGGGTCGGGTTCTACGACTCTTGTCCCACTGGTCCAGGGTCTGCGGGCCCTGGCGGTTTGGGTGCTCCGATACGAAACTACGACAACTTTGCGGCGTGGGCCCCCCAGACGGATGCTGTCCTGTTCCCCAACCAGTCGGCAGAGCTGCGTACCGAAGGGATGTTCAGGGAGGACCCGACGGGGGCGGCGTTCGGGCCTGTCACGGACGTGACGGGAGATCTGCCGCGGATCCCGCCGTCGGGCACGGAGGGCCGGTCGTGCCAGGTGTTCATTCACACCTCCCGTGGTGACATCGACACCCAGGAGGACGGCAACGCCGACAACCTGTCCGCCCGTCTCATCTACCGTCCAAGCCACATCCTCACCACCTGATGGGGGGTTCTTTCGGAGCCGGTGACGGCCATGGGAAAGGCTGATGGGTGACGCCAGCAAGGCTTCGCGCCTACGTGCTAATAGTGGTGAGGGACATCGTCATCCCGCTGGCCGGGGTGTTCCTGGCCGTGTTCCTGCTGGTAACGGACAGGGGGGAGTACTGGCACCTTCCGTTGATAGCCGGAATGCTCGGGGTGCCGCTGGTCGCGAGGGGCGGCGATCCGCCGGAGCAGGAGATGCCGGAGATAAACCCGGCACCAGAGCCCGCCTCGCAGGAGGACTCTTGATCCTGATCTTCAACCAGATAGCCGGCCTTGGTGTACGCGGTTCTACCCGTGCCGTGGTCGTCTGGGTCGGGACGTCCTTGATGGCGGCGGTGCTGTCTCTCGCTTCGGCCGCTGCCGCTGCCGTCCCGTACATTGCGTTGGTGGTGTTCGCGGTGTGGCGTTTGACGAGGCCGACATGATGCGCGGCGAACGGGGCGAGAAGGGCGACCATGGCCAGGCGGGCGACACCGGCCAGCGGGGAGCCACCGGCCGGAGTTTCCTCAACTTTCGGCCCCTCCAGCTGATTGGGTTCGGGCTGGTGGTGCTGGCCGCAATGGTCGCGTTGGGGTGGGTCACACGCGACATCGACCAGCAACAGTCCGACCTTCAACGCCTGCAAGTCGAGGGCTGCCAGCGCGGCAACATCACCAAGTCGTATCTGCTGATCCGTTCGCATTCGGTCAAAACCTCGAACCCTTCGGACATCGAGCTGGCCGACGATTTGAACGCGCTGGTGTCTTGCGTTGAGACCCAGGAGCGGGGCCAGACGGTGATCGCCGACCCGGACGTGTCGGAGCAGTACCAGTGCATCATCCAGTACGACCGCCGCTGGCCGATCCTGGACGCCGATGGCCAGATCGGCTACACCCGTCCGTTGCCGGGCAAACCGGGTGTTGCTGAGGAGAAGGTGGAGCCGTG